CATATGATTACCTCCTTATTACGTCGGCACGACGCCGGTAGCGGTTAAGATGGTGACCATGTTTTCAGGCCGATAAAGCTTGAATCCATACTCGGTGATAGTCAGATACTCCTCTTGCTGGAGATCTTTATTGAACTCCGAGTAGACGGTCGGCATCTGTCTGAACCCTCCAACCCATGGTAACGTATCACCAGGAGCTGCGGAGAAGAAGTAATTAGTAACACCACTGGTTACAGCAGTACCACTAATTGTTTCTGAAGCGATAGAGGGAAGATAGTTAGATACGTAAAGATCGAATCCATAAAGATTAAATCTAAACTTAAATCCACTAACTGCACCTTCTTTCACTACACCTTCCCACATAGGCATCGGGGAGAGTAAGTTAACAAGATTGGCTTGAGTCTGAATCGTATAAGCGACACTAGGATCAATAATACCTACTAAGTTAGTAAGAGGCACGTTAGCCTTTGTTAAGGCATACTGTGCACGTGCAAAATCTGGTAGAGCCAGACCTTGATTGGCACCTGTGGCGACGAAACGATGGTCAGCCAAGTTAATGATATTGGGGTTAGAAGCAGTTTGTCCGTTGTTAGCCTGAGCGAGAATACGTGTTTCCACGCCTTCCATTAAGACTCGATGTTGTCGAGGCACGAAGGCTGCGATAACATCAGAAGCATAGTAGCTGTCTCTCTTGAACTTCTCTGAGATGGCATTAGCAGAATATTTATACTGATCGAAGGAGAAGGTAAAATTACCAGTATCCATCGCAGAGTATTTAATTGCTTGACCTTCAGTAAAGTCTTGTTCAGTAGCTTCACCAATCGACGGAATATTTAACGTATAGCCATCGGGGAAGTCAGATAAAATACGGACAAACTTCATAGCGTTCAGTTCGTCTAGCAGAAGCTCTTTGATCTGACGAGACCAAAGATTAGTTCTAACTAGGAACTGAGTATTGGCATCCATAAAACCTGCCATATGAGTTTGTTCCTTTTAGTTTTAATTATGTTTATCCAAATCTATGATAATCTCCATCTTTAAATTCTTCACCTAAAGCTTGAGCATCATTATGCATTTGGACGGCTATGTCTTTAGTAAACCAACTACTAGGATTCTTCTTCTTCAAATCTTGATAATAAGCCCAAGTACGTTTTTCTACTGTAGGTCCAGTCGTAGTTGTTCTTTGTTGAGATTGAGGAGGAGCACGGAAAGGATCTTGTCTAATCTGTTCGTCCAGACCTAGAGATCTTAATAAGACCTTAGGTTGAGTACGAGCCATACTGTTGAATTCCTCTCTGGTGAGTCCCAGTTCATTTATTTGTCTATTGACTGTGTTCTGATAATCAGAACCATATTCTTTTATAATTTTATCCCTTACAAAGTTAGCATTGTCTTGCTGACGTTTAGTCGTTTCATTCTCTTGTATTTTATTAGAAATGAGAACATCTAATTGTTTAGGATCAAATTGGGGCTGTATTTTATCGTCTTTCACTATGGGTGTGTCGTTACTTGAACGTTGAACTGACATTTGGTCTAACAGTTCTTCTATCTTCGCCCTAGCATTATACTGCTGGTTTAGATCCATATATTCACTTCTAGAGGCGTCTAAACGCTTTTCTAATAAAGTTATGTATGAATCTGATATATGTTTACCTCTAGCCAGGTCTTCGGCAGATTTAAACTTCTTGTCATCTCCGACTAAATCCTGTAAGTATTTCCTTTCAGGATCAATCGTTGGTAGGCTTGTTTCGTCTAGAATATCGGTCATTATTCTCTCCTAGGTTGGGTCGTACCTTTTATGTATTCTTGAAACTCTAATGCAAAGTAGATGAAACCTATAAGGAAGTTTCTATCTATTCTAGTTAAAGGTTCATCCTTTATTAATTTCTCTTGTATTTGCAATGCTTCGGTCTTCATTGATTCTGTTGTCCTGGTTGAACTTGAGGAGGATTCTGTCCCATATCAAAGTCACTACCTAAACCTGTTGCAGTCATAGTCGATTGATGCATCTGCTCTTCTAGAGCTTGAGCTTGTTTCTGACCGTCTGCTTGTTCAGCTAAAGCTACGTACGGAGTGACTACTTCAAAGTCTTCTAAATTGAACGTCTTTTCTAATATCTTAGCAAGTTTAACTCCTGAGAAATGAGGTTGAACGACAGGCCATAAATTAGATTGAGTTAAGTTAGTAAGATTCTGTATCAATTCTGCTTGTTCTGCGAAGTGTCTGGCAGCTACAGGTTTAATACGACCTATACCTGTTATATCGTCCGTAGTAAGAGTCTGGAAGGTAGCTAATTTAAACTCATCGTCAAATACCTTAATTGTCGTAGCGCCTACCATATTGCGTCTAGCGAGCTCTAGGAGGGCATTTAAAAGAGGTTCTTCTTCTTGTTCTTCAAACTGTTTAATCTTGTTTTGATAGATACGAGCTGAGGCATTCTCTAGACGTTGAACTTCATATTTAGTTTTTTCTCCTGGACTTCGGAACCCCATTGCTTCTCGTGGTGCTCCTGCCATCTGCTCCATTAGTTGTTCTAGACGTTCTATCTTCATGTCGGCTTGCATTACGTTTACTTCTGGAACTATTAATTCTACATCTCCTTCATCAGATACAAATATCTTCTCACCTGGTTGCCATGTAAAGTCTTCGACGAATCCTTTAACCTTTTGTACTGGGAATGTTACTAAATCCCAGACATCTGCACCCATGTTTTCAATATGATCCATTCGGTATTGCATACCGACTAGATTATCTAATGGTCCCATACCCCATAGGTTATCTTGCTTCTTACGCCATGGAACATGGAATATAGGAGCATAACCAAAGTATGAAGGACCTGGTTCGTTGGAGATCAGCTTGTGGCGATCTATTATCGTAATTACCCTATTCTTCTCGAATATGTCATTGATGTAATCATAATAATCGCCGTAGAAAGTTATGATCTCTACGAAATCTTGTAATAAATACGCCCGAAACGAGGTGAATCCGTCCATTGCATAGAGATGGTCGCGTTGGATCCAATCCCCTTGAAAAGTCCTTGCATGAAAGCGTATATTCTTGAGGTAGTTAAAGAGCTCCTCATATCTGGTTCTATTCTCATCAGTTGATACCCTTTGTAAATAGTCTCTTAATTCACCCATAGATATAATACTACGAACTATCTTAGGAGACTGATAGAAGTTCTCAGCTGTAGGATTGAAGACAATATCAAGAGGAGAGATCCGTCTGACTGCTGGACCTACGTATCCTACTTGTGTTTTATCTGGTAGTTGTACTCTTTGGTCTACCCACTCGACAGTACCGAAACAATTACCGAAATCTATATAATCCATGATAATCTTATCCATCTCATGTTTAAAAGATGGTTGAGAGACTACCCAAGCCATATAATTGGTTATAGCATCTCGTTTATCTCTAGAGTTAGAATCTCGTTCATTAGCTTCCCATGTTAACCATTTACGTTGTGGGAAGAGTGTGGCTGTATAATTTGAATAAAGGTTATCCCTGATTTGGCAAAGTTTTGGGACAGTTGTTTTATTCTTCCACGGTAATTGATTGTTGGTTGTTTGTGTAGTATCGGTAGCATAGACATATCTACGTACTTCTTCCCAGTCATTCTTCTTTACCTGGCGTAACGTCTCCCATTCTACCCACTTCTCAGTAATACGGGTAGCTAACATGTCTGGTTGTATTACGTTATGTAGTTCTAGTACTTTACCAGTCAAGCCACACCGCCGTATTTACTATGGAATTGATACACTGTTTGAGCATCTTTCTTCATTCTAAATATATCTAAGGGAACTACAGCAAAGTCTACCGCTGCAGCTAAAGCATCTTTTATGTCGTCATGAGCAGGATTAGTGAAGATAAGTTCTTCTTCTAAGGTTTGACAGTTACCCCCCGTATAGTGCCACATTTGTAGATTGGAGTACTTAGGTTCTAAAGTAGCTTGTATTCTCTCTTCTTTAGATCCTTGCCATCGGCTAGGACGGTATTCTTCTACAGAGAGAGACAGACCAAAGGGTCTAATATAGTTGTCTTTAAGATCTCTTACGATCACCTGTTGAGCTACTGATACCTCTGCCCTCAATTTGTGGAAAGCCCATTTCTCATGTAGTTTTAATATTCTATTAAAGTAGTCCGATATCTTATCTGTCTTAAATCTATCTATATCTAAGATATAGTAATTACCTTTACCATCTACGCCTACGACTACTATCGCTGAGTGATCCGCCCTTTTCCCTGACGAATATGCGAAATCGACGGCTGCGACGACGTTGAGACGTTCATTCTTAAAGAACCATCTTCCATCTTTCTGTCCGAGGAAGGCTGGGTTGTAGTACTGGAATAGGTCTCGTTTAATTGCGGACGAATCGATGTCGTGCGGATCGTTATAGTACTGGGCCCTAAAGTGTACTTTGTTAATGTACTGTGCTCTTTTTGTGGCCAGGATTTTACTGTCGAAACCGAACCATCGTCCGTCTGTTCTTTGTTGTCTAGGCCAGAGAAACTCTCCTGTGCCATCTCCGACTGATTCGACCTGTCGTTCAAATACCTCAAATAGAGGGGTAGCATTGGAAACATTGCCCAATTCATCGTAATCTTCAATCTCCATATCTTGTAGACTAGAATATAAATCTTTAGGATGGTATCTAGTCCCGACCACCCATTCTCTTGCATTTACTGTTTCAATAGATGAAAGCAGAGAATATTGACTTTGTACCTTCTCTCGACCATCTTCTAAGTAGGCATTAGACTCGACCACCACGTCATCAAGCGCGGCAATATCGCAATGTAGACCCACGATGTTACTAGTAAGACCAGCAGTGAATATAGAAGGATCTCTAACAGACTCAGCCCTTCGAAGAGGGTGGTCAATTGAGATTTCTCTTTCTGTCCATTTCTCACGTTTAGCTTCTTCCTTCTCGACCATCTCTGGCCAATAGATTCTATACGTATCGTTAGTAAGAATATCCTTAATAAACTTAAGTTGTTTAATAGCTAAGTTAGAAGTACTCGATATTAATAGAATTCTTAAGGTCGGATCTTTTGTTAACTCCCAAGCTAATCTATAAGCCAGAAGAGTTGATTTCATATGATCTCTAGGTAAGAGTAATAATTGATGAGAGTGAGACTCTTGCTTACACCACCAACTAATTACTTCTCTATGAACATTACCTAAGACTCTTTTAGGATGAACTAAGTTAATAAACTCTATTAAAGAAGACTCAGCAAGAAACTTACGATCTGCTCTTACGTCAGATAACTTAACCTTAGATTTATTTAGACTACCCTTAGGTCTTCCCATTTAATTTATCTATTCTAGCACCTTGAGCTAACATTCTCTGATCCATTGCATTCATACGTTCTTCTTGTCTAGCCATAGCTACTACTACGTTTCTTATTTCATGTAATTCGTCTTCTACATTAGTAAGTCTAGCGCCTTGGGCTTCTACAGACCCTTTTATAGTCGATACAAAATAGACACCACCAGTTAAGAAAGTAATAATGGTTAAAACATTACCAAGATTAACTCTTAAGAACTCTTCCACTAATAATCTATCTCACTATTAAACACGTTACAGTAGCTGTAGACGTTGCATTAGATGATTTTAATGTAAACCCTGTTGAGGTTTGAGCCGTAACAGAATAGCTTTCCGGAGTAGCCGCATTGCCGACTATGCTCCCCACGATATAATTCCCATCAGGTTCGTTGGCCCCAATTACGGCGGCTACACTACCGTTTATAATTACATTTGTTTGCCCCCCACCAGGTTGCAGTTGAAGATGAGACGCATCTACAAATTTATAACCGTATCCAAACCAGTCGGTCCAACTATTATTTCCCTTACCTGCTATCTTGATGGGTTTTCCTGCGTCAGTGGGTAGAAATAGTCCTGTCGAAGTAATCGTTTGAGTGGCAAATGCCGGACCAGTGACCGTTATGCTTCGTGTGAACGTGAAGGTCAGCGTATTACTCGTTCCAAACGTCCCTGAGACCCGCAGGTTTGTACCAGGAGTAGGCAGGCTTTGTATTGAATAGAACTGAATTGTGTCGGCGTTTAAGACGCCCCCTCCAGTCGCGTTCGCCGTCAGCACCACAGTAGTGCCCGTGGTTGACTTCACTTGAACTTCGAACGGAAGCGCTCCGCCTGTCGTGCTATCGAGGACAACCATCCCCGGCACAAGGCCAGCCGGCGTGGCCGCGAAATGCAGCACATTGCTTCCGGCCGCCGTCGCGGCGTTGGTAACGCCAGTGATAATGGTTGAATTGGTTATTCCTGGAACAGGAGCTTCCGACAACTGCCGCAAATGGCTTAATGCGAGAAAATCAGTCCCTAAAGTTTGTCCACTATTTGCCGCTAAAAAACTCTGCGGTACTTTTAAAATTTGCGGCGTCCACAGCGTCTGTAGAACGGGATTAACGTCTTGAGACTGCGTGACCACAAACCCCTCAAAATCATTCGGCTGGGGTGCTGGCGTGAGTGAATTATTTTCGTTGTTCTTTAAGTAAAGATGAATGCCAACCCCAGAGTCGATCGTAGAATACAACAGTGGCAAATTACTCGTTGGATCAACGGTCAAGAAACTGTTTGTAATGCTCACATAATTAGTTCTAGAGCTTAGTTTTATCCACCCATTTGTGGTAGTGCAACTATCAATAATCAAACGATCATAATTGCCGCCCACGACGATAGCGTTTGGGTCATTGTCAACAAAGGTGTTCAGGCCGTTTGCTTTTGAATTGCAATTGCGCAACGTCATCGAACCACCCTGTCCGA